CGAATCTGGCGTCAAATGTTGGTTCGCATCCAAGAGGGGACTTCTGCACTTTATGCTTTGTAAAGGAATATGTTCCCATCAATGGTCACTGGTTCGAAACGTAGGTCGCATCCCCACGATTTTATACGAGCAGCTAATCACCGAATAGGTTCTATCTATCCAATGCAGAGCAAATTGGCCTATAAGGTCCGTCTTTTATTGTACGCCTCAAGGTGAGGATCTAGAAATCTATGAGTATGCCAGGGAAATTAGTCGCAAATTTCCTGAATTCTTCTAGTTCCTTGTGGAGGTAAGTTTGTGTTTCCTCCTCGACTCCAGTGAAGTTGTCCCAAATATATCTCCAGACTTCTGGAAATTCTAAATCAATTTCAAGGGGACTAATGTCATTCTTGTTGTCTAAGTAATTTTCAATGGTGATTTGTTGTGCAATACTGACATTATAAAGTTTCTCAACTAAGATTCGGGTATTGATAGGTGTATTTTGTCTTGTGGGAATTGACAATTTATGTTTTTCATGTAATTGTTGAAACATTTGTTTCTTATATCTGTTTTCCCACATTTTGCCTTTATCTAAAAGTTTCTGGAATTTTCTTTTTACTTCATCTGAATCGGTGACTCTAAGGGCATAATGACCCAAAGCGTCAATTATTGGACATCCCCTATACTGGTAGACAGCTGAAAAGCCTTTTGCTCTAATAAGGGCCCTGATGGTTATATCATTTGCACCAAGGTATTGTTGTTTTGTCCAACCAAACTCGACAATGTATTGCCTTACGTCACATACGGTGATCAGGTCTTCAAGGTCGGCTACAAGTCCGCAGAAGCTCGCTTCTTCGAACTTTTTATGTTTTTCCAACTTGCACGACCACCCTAATTTTTCGAAATCTTTTGTTGTAGGGGCTGCCGACTTTGGCCGTGTAGTTGTATTTGCATCATCACCTTCGAATGAGCCAGCTTGTTTTGTGGCCGATTTAACACGGGTAACATATGTGTATAAACATACATTGGAAAATCCGTTTCCGGATGACGTGTTCATTTCACCAGATGCACGACTCATACACCAGACGATAAAGTCTTTGAACTTGCATACATTCATTTTCATTAAAGTTTCGAGTTCATTCAACCACCATGATGCACATTTAAGCTTCATGGCCATCCAGTAGTAGAGGGGCATTTCTATACAGTATATAAGTAAATTGATAAAATGTGCTTCAAACGACGTGAAGTCTGTACAAATAAAATCCTCTAGCATATCAAGAATCTCCGATAAAAATTTTGCTCTTTCATCAACAGGGATCTTCTTGATAAACCATTTAGTATTTGAAAATAATAAGTTATTAATTTCCTGAAAAATAGGGCCCATTTTTGCTTTAAATCGGTCCGTCCGGCTCTTAATTGGCCTTGGATATTTTATTTCGGGATATGATTCTGCCTTGACAAAACATTTACATTGTCTGTCTTTAGTTGATATTTTATCAGATTGTGCGATCTCTTCTCTTAATTTATCTTTCTCTTTTTGAGTGTAAGAGGTCTGGTCAAGCCAGTGCTCGAGTGAATCGTCAAAATCAGGCGAAATCTGAGGGAAAGTCATTGCGAATTCAACACAATGTTTGCGTAAGTCCCATAGTACAGCCATTGTTTCAGGTAGATTTATTAGCGGGACGTGCGCTTTTGCCATTTCGGACATGGCATTATAGTGTCTGGTATCCAACATTTCTGTAACGAACTCATGAGACACATCCGAGTACGTTATATTTATGTGCGGGTTTATGGTCATGTTGGTAAGACCAGGCCCGTAAATTGTAGAATTTATGAAAGTCGCGCCGCTCCGATTGAGCGGAATCGACGCCGCAGAGCGTTTAATTTCTCCGGCAAGTGCACCCAAAGGGTCTGCAATATCGGGGAAAGGTAATAAAGCACCATGGACATGACAGCCAAGAGTTCTACGTACAGCACGAGACCTCGAGACTCTTTCACGGACTGCACCTGAGATAAAGCTTTTGAAAGTCCATTTAGGTTGTCCTGGGATGGCCGGTCTCCGCTCAGGTGGCAACCCAAAGATCCTATAACCATATTGGAATTTAGGGTGCCGGAGACATTGTGAAAACCCAAATTGGAAACTCGTCGATTGGAATCGATTGCGATATACTTGGCGACTGTCGTTGTTGATCGCATCGTATTGTGATTATGAAAATCATGGACATTAGTTTTGGTGTCTTGTCTATTATTAATAGTTCGCTCAATGGCTTGTAATGATGTCGTAAGGCTAAGATGCCCAGACATGTTTTTAGGGGTCATTGTACAATAAAGAAGTTCGTCGTTGACCACCTCAGTAAGAGGAACTTCAGTAATAGGGTCCAGATAGACAGTAATATTTTCAACCCACGAAAGGGCTGAACTGGGTAAATAGTTGGCCAAACTGGAACCAGTACCGACATATGAAAAATCATAGTCGTATGTTGTAAAAGTGGTGGGAACTTCTTGAACCACTGTGTTTTGGTTGTGCCTTTTAACGGCATTATCGAGTGTCACTCTTTTAACTAATGTTGTTTTAAGAGTTAAAGTTCTGGTTAAATACCGGAACAACACCAACAATATGAATGGATTTGTAAGAAGTTTTAAAAAGTACATCATTGTTTGTTTCCATGTTGTTGAAGCAAACATTCCGATAAAATTCATCAACGGGCCTTTAAATAAACCCTTAAACCAATCAATGAATGATAGCTTGCCGTAACAAACCTGGAAATAATTATGCATTGCTTTGAGACTGCCATATATGGCAACACACTGATGTATTATTGGACCCAACCTCGAAGTCTGAAAATTCACGTGAATATTATCGGGTGGGGTATAATCAATTCCTTTTTCAAGATGGACATTTTGTGCTGCAGGCGGAATTGGAGGGGCAGCAATAGGTGGAGGGAAACTAACTGTTACATTGACCGGCGGTCCTTGTTGTTTCACGTTCCCTTGTCGGTTTGGACCTTTTCCAGGCCCACCGTTGCTCACTTTATCGGGATTATCAAAGTGAGGCGGTTTATTATCTCGGTTCTTCTCTTGCCAAGTTTTCTGTGGCACACGCTGGCCGCTAGAGTTGACATAAGAAGGATCATCTTGTGCTCCTGTTGGAACGAAAACGGGGGGTGGGGTAATCACCAGGCCCTGGCCGGCCGGGCTTTTCCCATCGGGGGCGTTGCTCTTTAAGTTGTCCCCCATGATGCCTTTGTCAGGACTTTTGTTGATCAGGTGATCAGTTGTTTTTGGCTTTTGTGTTTTTGTTATAATCAATATAAAATTAGACACAATCCGGTTCGCAAAGAGGTGATCAAATTTTAGGATCGTCCGGTCTAAGACTACTCGTGTGGTTCGGACCCACTTTCACCTTAGAGTTTCATTCATCCGAGGCTGCCACACCGTTCTATCTCTTTGCTCACCTTCATGGGTGGGCAGGACCCCTACGTTATCGGGCCCCTGAATATTTTATTTTCTTTTAAGGTCTCTTGGACTTAGCTAAAATTTTGTATTTGGTTTTACTTTTGTAGTTTTTATTGATTTTGTTGATTATTTTAAAAACGTGTTTTTGGTTTTTATTTTGACACTGAAAGTGTTCTATCTAGGCTGTGAAGGCCCTGCATTAGGAATTGGCTTGCGGGGTTTCACAGTTTTGTCAGACACGGGTACTATCTGACCGAATTTGTCTTTACGTTTACCAACACCGTATTTTTGTACTATGTTGTTTTGTTTCCTCTTGACCTTCTTTTCATTTGCACTCGAGGACATAAACTCTCCGAGTGCCCCTGCAGCAACACCAGCAGCTTTACCAACTGGATGAGGAACCATCATGAGTAGGGGTGCTGCGGCTCTAGCGATGGCTGATACCATAGTTTTCCACCATTCGCCAGATGGATTTTCCGTAAATGAACAGGCAGCTGGGATTAACCCACAGGCTCGTGAGTAAATCTCAAAGAAAGCTGGTTCATATATTGGTGCAGGGTGAGCAGCTCTGAGGAAGATATTTTGATCTTCATCAGGAACAATTTGTCCAAACCACCTGACTCGAACTGTCAGGGTCGTGGTGTCGCTGAGACCGGTGAACATTATGACTGGTGAATCCATGTCAAACCAGTTGGTTGTGCTGTTGAATCCGTACACTGTTGTTGCGGCAATAACTACTGCATCAGGCACAGGGACAATAGCAGGGACATTGATTCCAGCCGGGTCGGCGACTAAATTTGTTCTGATTACTATAGGGGCCACAGGCATGCAATCGACGGTTTCGTCTTGAAATTGCATTCTTGCGTTTATGTAGCATCCATCAGCAGCTTTATTTTGAAAAGGGGAAAATTTGACCATTTCAGACAAATTCTTTGGGGGTTCGTTTACGAGGCGAAGGGGAACGAATCCAGTTTGATTGACTCTCGGTCCTGCACTACACACAAATTGAGAACTGTACATTGTTTTGGATGTAGGTTGCGGGACGTTACAGGCTGTCACTAACCCACCGACGGTCAAGGTGGGTGTGGTATTGACAACTTCAATTGCCATTCCACATAATTTTAGTTTTGACGTGAGGAATTCGGGCGACATTTGCATAATCTGGGTTGGTTCAGACACACCACCAACACCTGGTCCAATGAAATCAGTCCCATCTTGTGCATAAGACAAATTAACGTTGGAGAGTATTCCTGTCGAGACGCTGTCATCCCAAGACGTCATGGAGCCCCTGCAGGCTCCGGTTTTAACAAGTTTGCGGTCACCAAATGGATACGCATGAATCCTAACTTGCCATGGTCCAGCGGGTAACGCAACTGGACTACTGGTTTTGCTGATTGCGATTTCAGCCACGTCATCAAATGTGAACAATTTTCCGACATGCTTATCGGGAATACCAGTAAAGTCATGAATTGTGGTGTCATGCCACCCGTCAAGAGCAACCTTGAGCGCCGCAACTGAGTTGGCCGTCAAGATCTTGTCTTGGATTAATCTATTTATTACACCTTTGTTATTTCTATTTATTTCTTCCATATGTTATGAACAAATGCTTCATGCTAAGGCGAGCATCATGTTTTCAGAGCTGCACGCATTAACCTTGTTCGTCCGGTTCTTACATTACAATCACCAACAATGAAGAATAGTAGCACCTACGCTAACGTGCCGTTGATCATTCTCTCTTTCATACGTTATGGCTTAATGCCCGGAGAAAATGCGGCGTGAGGTAGACGATCAGTGCTATGCCTCGACCTAGTGGTGACCAATCACTGCCGGATACGGTCACTCCTACCTAAGCTATATCTACAAACTGGTCCTATTGTAGACTAGGGTTTGCCTTACAGGCTGTCCTCATCGTCTAGGTCGTTTTACGGTCCAGACACGATGGTATTTGTTGTTGAACGGTCAACTCCGTACAATCCCCAGCAATATATCCATGCTAGGGTGACCCCCGAAAACACTGGAGGATTTTGATCATCAATGATCTTTGGTTTGGTGTGCATACGTGAGAAACTATCTCACACTCTTCCCTGTCGGCCGCAGCCTTCACTCAGTCCACGAACGTATCGCATCTCTTGAGCCGGGATTTACTTCTACAAGTAGCTAGACATACATGTATCGTACAACTCTAGAACTAACCCTGATGAGCTTTCCATCACCAGTGAAAGGTTGTCATACCGTCCCATATCGCCCACAAGCGGAAAACCTAGGAGGTTGAGTAGCAAACTAAGCAC